CTTAGTATCATGTTCTCCATACCACTGCATTATCTTGTCATTCTTTAACTCTACCGTAATATATGGAGTATCAGGAGCCTTTATATCCCGGATTACCATTATCCAGCCTTTCCCTGCATTAAAGTCCTTCAGATAGTGCTGGTTATCACTCCCGACACAGTGGTGAAGCATTCTCCCTTCTAACACAATTTCTTTAGCATCTATGGCTGGCCTTATTACTAATCCTTCATGCTTAAATGTATATTTCTTAGGTATTTTCATTGATCTGCTCTTTATATTCGGATATTTCTGCTGCATCTCAGTGATATACTTCTCATTTTTTCTCTGTTCAGCTTCCAGACGTATTCGTGTATATGTTTCATACAGATTTCTTGGCTTAAGATAAACAGTATTACTTAAGTCATCTCCATTTTCTTCACGTTCTCGAAGATAATCTTTATATTCTGTAAGTACCTGCCTGAGATTCTCAAAATGGTCATCTTCTAAATACTTATGTGCTATATTCCATAATTTTGTAATGCTCTGAAATCTTAATAAATACTCTAATGCTGTCTGGTTAGAACTCATATACAGTTCAAATAACATGTCATAATCCTGCTCTTTTATTTTGTATTTATCAGCAATCTGTTTGAACGCTTTAATCTCTTCCGGTCCAATAGTTCCCGCTTTTCCACTTTCCTTTAAATACTTTAGCTGTGGTTTACTGATTCTTAATATCTCACACAGTTCCTTTGCATGCTTATTCACACTGCTTGTACTGCCTCTCTGCCATAGAATTCTTTTGCAAATATTTCTAAAATCATTCTTAAATAATGTCTCCAGTTGTGGACATCTCGCGAAGCTTTCCACAGTCTCATACCTGGCCAGATACTTTCGTTCTATTCTTTCAGGTATGTTGTATATTGTTTTATACATATCTTGTGGAAGATACTTCATCTGGCTGTCCTTTATGCAGTCATAGTTGACCTCAATAAGTTCTATTACATTGCTAAGTGCCACATTTCTGTCTTTACGCCATTTGTCTTCTGAATTGTATCTATAATATTCTCTACAATATCCGGGACGCATAAACACACGCTCATACTCTGTTGTTCCGATGTTCCTTGCCCCTTCTGGTGTTCTTGTTACAAATACATCATACATTCTTGTAATCAAGGTTCCGTCTGCTGCCACCTGATATAAAAATGTTGTGAAATTCTGGTATGTACACTTGGCATGCCCCATTTGATAAAGCAATGCACTGTCTCCACATTTAGGGCATTCAAAAGCTTTTAATCTTTCCGGCTTGGGATATGTCAGTATCGGTTCAATTCCTTCGTATGGTTCTGTTCTTAGCGTATAATCTTCTCCGCACTGGCAACAATGATAATCAGCATATATTCCATGTCTTTTGTAATATATAATATTCCCCTGATTCGCTTTGCTTTCTATACGCATTTGAAGAATTCTAGGCTCTTCCGGGAGTAATTCAAATAATTTATCTCTTTCCTCATTGGCACGGTTCTTTTTTCTTACATCCTGTAATCCGTCTATTTTATATTCAATACTTTCTAATATGTCTGTTGGTTTATCGTTATAACATTTAACCCCCATCTGTTTTGCATATTTTTTTATTGCTCCTGATGCTTTTTCTGTTGTATACGCCTCATGTATCATTCTTCTATTTGGATTGTTCCAATAGCTTTTTGTGTCGGCTTTATTTTCCCTGTAGTCATAATTGAACCTGCCTGTACCGCAATACGCTTCTCGATATATCAGTTCTTTTTTACTATAAAGGTCTACAACCAGGTAATCATCATCAAGCTTTATAATGTCTGCTATAAGAGTAAGCTTATGTCTTCCTGTGGGCTTTTCTCCCTCGTAGTCTATAATCTGTTTTCTTTTCATTTCGCGCCTCCAAGGTAATAAGCCTTTATGATTTCATACGCTCTTCCCATTCCAGGGATTCCCATCTTAACAGAAGCACCTACGCCTGCTGCCTTAACAATATCCTTATCTACCGGATAACAATTCTTAAAGCTCCACTTAAGAAGCTCTGCTATACAGCCTTTTATTGTTTTTCCCTTCCTACGTACTGCTATAGCCATATCAGGATGCTCTGTAACCTGTGCTTTTATATAATTTATCCAATCCTGTACTATCTCAACCGGCTTAAGCTCATCCTCTTCAACCTTGATTTTTCCAAGCGCCGCCATGAGTGGATTGCACAACTCTGATACTTCTCCGTCTATATAGTCCTCTGCGTCAGCCGGATCAAGGCCATTCTCTCTTGCTATATCCCTTATAGCCTGTGTATCTCTCTGTGCAAGCTGTCCTGCTGCCGCCTTATTTATTTCTTCAGCACTATCAAATTCTCCAAATGTATCAAACATAATTACCTCCTATTACTTGCATGATTCCCGCATGCATTTATACGAACAGTAATACTTACTGCCTTTCTTATATCCCCACGTAGTCCTATCTATCGTAAGTGTAGAAATATAACTGCCGCATTTTGCACAATAGAATCCATTCTTGTCATTTTGTTTCTTAGCTGGGTGTCTTCGCCTTTCTGTCCGGCTTATCTGCTTTTGCTGTTACAGTATTACCCAATGCAGAAATACAGGCTTCCAGAGACTTACAGTGTTCATCAATAACTTCTCCTAAGCGGCTCTTAATATATTCAGCTGCATCATCTGCTATATCTTTCATGCCTGGGAGCTTGTACAGCTCTGTATATCCTGCGTAATGACTTCTGTCTTCGCTCGGTTCTCCCTTAAATAAATCTGCTCCTGTAAGTTCTTCCTTGACGCGGTACATATCCAGTACCATATTCGCACCATCTTCAATTGCAAGCCCTAGTCTGCCTATCTGTAACAATGTTTCCTTTTTCATATTGCCTCCTACAAATAATTTTTCATAAATAAATTCATCCACTCCTCGTGGCTGAATAATTGCTCAAATCTCTTCTGACCTGCTCTTATAAGCTTCAGGTCTGTTTCCCTGCATTTATGTACCGCCTCTTTGCCTGTCCTGTGATGCTCCTCACAAAGCCATACCTTAAGCCCGTAATGCTCTGATATCTTCCTGTTGGCCATACCGTGCATAATGTGATGGCACTCTAAATCATTCGATGGAAGCCTCTTAAAATTATTGTTTTTAATCATTGCTTCTCTACACAGGAAGCATTCTTTAATGTCCTGCATTATACTTTCCATCATTTCTCCTTTCTCCTCCCGGCATGACCGGGAGGACTAACCATGCCAGATAATAAAACTGTGATATATTTTTCTGTGCGTGAATAAGTACCGTGTAGATGTATTTGGAGTAAAATGTCACTCCCATTCTGTATTTATGCGGCTTTGCACCGTTATGAGTTATATATTGTCTACCTCTGGATGCTGGCAGATATACAATTCCCGCTCAAGCTTTGCGATCTGCCCTCCAAGAAGGGTAAGATTAGTAACCTTGATGCTTGTTTCATCCGCTGTTTTACAGGGCGGCATCATGTACGCGGCTTTTCTTAACCACTTAAGCCGTTCCAGCTCCTTTTTTATCTTTATCTCGTCCATGTTGCCTCCATCTTCTTAAGCTCATATTTCATATATTTGCTGAACTCATGCTCTTTATCATCCGACCAGCTTATAACATGTCCGCGGCTGACATTTAAGTACTGCTGCCACAAGTCCGCATTTTTTACCTCTTTCCCATTAGCTTTCGTCCATCCGGCTTTTTCCCATTGTTGCGGCCAAAAGTTCCTGCAGCTGTTCAACACGTGTTCGCAACTAGTATTTATGCGGATTTCACAGTTTTCACAGAAGCGCATTAATGCATGTATTATTGCCTGCAGCGTTGCCTGATTCTCTGTTACATTTTCAAGCGTGCCCTTGCCGTTTCTAATGAACTCTTTGCCATTAATAACTATCTTTAAGACATACATGTATGCTACATGCTTACGGACTGCTGGTCCTCTAGCTGTCGTTTGGATGTATATATCTACCTTTTGCATCTCTTTTTCTCCAATCTCGGAGTCTTGCTGTTATATAAAACATGCCATTTACTCCGTTGTAATACACCTGTGATTCCAGAAGAGAATATTCCGGATGCCAGGCTTGTATTTCTGCTTCCCTTGCAGCCTTATCTCTTACAAATGTGTCTATATATTTGCTTACAGGAACATACCGCCCATTTCCGCCTTTTCTCTTAGAACGGACCTTACGAACTCTGAACTGTCTAAGTCCTGTGGAGCAGTTCCACCGCTTCTCATTTTTCTGTCGGTGCTTGTCCTTTGTTATGTACTTTGCCATTCCTACAAGACCATAAGCATCTTCCTCAAGTCGCTTTGACTGGGAACGCTCTCCCAGCTTCCACAACTTCTCACATACATCTCTTTCAAGAAGCCCATCCATAATCACATGATGATGCCAGCGCACCTTTGCGTCAGGATCATGTTCTGTAACATATATGTACTTGGCTTTAGGCAGACCTAACTTCTTGCGTCTGTAATTAATCCGTCGGATGTAATTAGTCATATTCTTAATAGCATCTTCCCAGCTAGATGGTTCATTCCCCTCAGAGTATGTAAGCGTCATCCATATATCTTCATTTGTGAAGTTCTCAATAATCAGTCTTGAGCAATACTTAATAGCATTCTTATTGTTCAGGTTCTTCTGGGTTTCTTTATCCCTTATCCGTCCTTCCTCCGGAATATCCTCTTTCCTCGTGAACTCAGGATATATTTCTATCTCTAACTGATTACCTGCACGGATCTCCTTACATGTATAGACACACCTGTATTTGGTCTTCAGCATGTACTCCATGAAGACCTCATTCATATCTTCTACAGATTTATCAATAGCCGCTTCATAATCATAGGGAATGTACCTTGTACCTTTTCTTTTCATGTACACCCCTTAATTCAGTTTCTATTTTCGCAGACTTGTTAATATTCATTACAAGCCCAAGAAAAAAGACCTTTTTATTATTTTTTTCTTGATGTACTCGAACATTTCTGATACAATAATATTGTTATATTTGCAGAGCATTTTATGTTCTAAGTACTAGAGCCGCTGGTCCAAGCGGCTCTTTTTTATATGCTTCTTAGTCTGAAACTTCCCGCCGGCACCTTGTTCTTATGTTCCAGCTTATGGAGTCTGCACATCCACTTTGCCGCGTCCCTTATGCGTCTATCGTCTACCGCCGCATTAATACGCTTGTTGTATGCAATTATCAAACCTATGTCTCTCATGTTGCCTCCTTACTACGGACATACCCCATAGCACTTAGCCCTTGCTCATTGAGGCGCTGTCCGTATTCTTTCTTCTTATTCTCATCCAGGGTTGAGAAATCTATTATCTTCTCCCCATCTATAATCTTTATAACTATATTCACTCTCTCACCTCATGGCTCTTTATGTTTTATATGCTACTTACGGTCTTTAGGTTCATGACATAAAGCCAATACTGTTAAACAAATAATTACTGTTATTGCTACTGATGTGTAATTCATTCAATCCTCCTTCATTTTCACCCAATCTTCTACATCTTTCTGTGTCATTCTCATAGGAGCTAGCTTTGCACCCCAGTATTCCGACTCTACTGTTACAGTCTCAATGTTTTCTTCCTGCATATACCGGAGTAAATCTTCCGGTCTGCCAAAATTGGCATATTCAGTTCTTATAATCATCTGCCTGCTCCTTTCTTTGTTGTACTTAATAATGCAAGTTAAAAATCTGCTTGAAACCGAAAATGGTAATCCTGATTTTGAATTAAAAAAATGTCGTAATGAATTAGACAATACTTTCAATAAAATGTGTTCTCTTCTTTTCAGTGAGTACAGATGTATATTAAAGAAATGCCATCTGCCAATACCTTCGATATAGCAAAGGCCATGTTGTTATCTTGTAAATTGGAATATATTGCATATATGTTCAATACCAAGACTACAATTATTACTAAATATCCTATCTCTCACCTCCTCGAATAGATAATTGCTTGTGCAATTGTTCTTTTGCTCCTATACTCTAATTACAGGCTATTGCCGTAGCCGAGTAATCATGAAAGGAGATTCTTTATGGCTGATTTATCACAATCCCCAGCAGAAATTTTTACACCAAATAATCCAAATGTTGTGCTAACAAATATAAATGGTTATGAAGTGCCTACCCTAGAGCTTTCTGATAAAAGAGGCTCTTATATAGCAATTCCTGCTCTTAATAAAGAACTGTCTGATATAGCCAAGCAATTTATTAATGGTCATTACATAACTGAAATTGACTATGATAAATTTAATGGCAAAGTTGCCATTATTAAGGCTTATTACCAGCATTAGAGCTATTAGTAAGAGGTTCTTCTGCCATTAGATGAACCTCTTCACAATAAACAGATACTTTTATCATTTTTTCTGCCTCATTATGAATATTAATTACCTTCTGTCTTAACCAGCCTTCTGTTGATTCATCCGCAACTCCTATAATTGCTGTATTATTAATCTCTTTACCATTAACAATTAGTTTTCCATTGTCATAATCAACTGTAATGCTGTGTACCTTATTCACTCTCTCACCTCCTCGAATAGATAATCACTTGTATAAATGTCTTTTTACTCCTATACTCTAATCACTGGTGTTGCTGCACCTAGTTTCTAAGAAAGGAGTTTGCTTATGCCAATTACATACACCATCATCAACGACTTTACTGAAATTGGAACTTGTGAAGGACTTCCAATTACCGAACAAGGACGGGCTTTTGTTTTAGTACCCGCTTCATATCTTGGTTCAGTATCAGTTGGAGATACACTCGTTTCACCAGATGGACAGTATTTAAAAATTTATATGGATGACTACGTTCTTGAAAACAATGAGTTAAAAGCTATAAAATTCTTCTATGAATAACTTATTCTTCCCTGTATTAAGTTTTTGTTATTGAAATACAGGGAAGTTTTTCTCCCGCTTTCCATCCATTCTCACGATTAAAGACTTTTGCCCTTTGATAGCCATCATCATGTGGAACTTTTACAATAAATGGATTTGTAATTTTTATTCCATCAATTTCAAGTTCTTCTTTATCGAAATTAATTTTCAGACTATTCACTCTTCTCTCACCTCCTCGAATAGATAATTTGTGTTATAATCAAAACAAAAACAGGAGGTATTTATGCCAACTCCATTCAACGAATTAGAACTATCAACATATGAACATCTTTTGTTAATACGAATAAGACTCACTGGTATATCAAAGGAATCAGTTCGTATAAAGCCTAGATGTAAATATCTCTATAAGTTCGGTCTTATAGATAATTCCACTAAAAGCATTAATAAATATGTTATTAGTGATAAGGGTAAAATGTACCTCAGATACAAACGCCGTAGTTCATTTCGTTTTTGGATACCTGTCATTATCTCGATTCTTGCTTTGTTAAGCAGTTACGATATATACACCAATCCACTTATCCAGAAAGCATTGCAATCACTAGCACAACTATTGAAAAATATATTGGGAAGTTAGGATGTCTCTCTCTGAATGGTATCCTTATAACTTCATAATGTTTAATACCTGATAATTTCATTTTCTTTATAGCTGATAGTGCCTGCATAAATGTCTTTGTTCTCTCTTCTATAAATGGTTCATAACTGCGAATTATATATTTGTAGGTTTTATGCTCAATTACTCTCTCACCTCCTTGAATAGATAATGTCACATATCGTGTCATTATTAATCAAAAAAAATAGACTGAACCGACTTTCCATAATACTGTGCCAGTTTAATCTTTATAGAATCTCTTGGGATTCTTTCGCCACATTCATACATAGACAAAGCCGAATCACTTATGCCTATTGCTTTCGCAACTTCACTCTGTGGCTTATTTCCTCTTAACACTGTTAACCTGTTGCCTATTTCCTTGGGTTGCAAATTATCACTCCTTTCATGCCACACTTTGTGGCTCAACTGTAATATATCACTTGTCACACATCGTGTCAACACATTTTGTGGAATTTTTCTTGATTTTTCCACAATTCGTGTTATTATATATTTAAAGTAACATAAGGAGTTGAATTATATGGGTGATTTTCCTAACATATTCAGAAAAATAAGAGAACAAAGTGGACTTACTCAACAGCAAATGGCTGATAAACTTGGTGTATCCAGAAGCGCTATTGGAATGTATGAAAATGGCGAAAGAGAACCAAATTTTGAAACTTTGGAACTAATTGCTGATACATTTAATGTTGATATGAACTATTTACTAGGTAAAAAACCTACTACTGAGGTTATTCCCGATAGGTATTACCTTGATGATGATGCCAGAGATATGGCTCAGTTTATATATGAGAATCCTGAATACAAAGTTCTCTTTGACGCTTCTCGCAAGGTCAAGAAAGAAGATATCGACTTTGTTAAACAGATGATAGATAGAATGTCAAATAAAGGGGATGATTAATATTACTACTAATGTTATTTACGCAGATATGCCTCCTACAATAAAGGCATACACTGTTAATAATAATGATGATTCTTTTACAATCGTGCTTAATTCTCGGCTAAACCGAGAACAACATCTTAAATCATATCATCATGAATTAACACACATTGAAAATGGAGATTATGACAGACAGTGTAAAGATGTTGATATGATTGAAATATATGCACACAACATAAATTAAACATTAAATGGGGGAGAATGCTTTATATGCTTATAGATAAGAAAGAGCTAAAATCTTTAAAAAAAGCTGCAAAATTTTTAACTAACAATAAATTTTATATTACGCTCTCATACATAAATGGTCTTCAGTATGAACGCCAAATAACTTGTAATGTTGGAATGTTTGAAGATAAATTGTTTATAGATTTCTTTGGTGGAAACAAATATATTTATTCTACTCATGAAATAAATAATGTATTTCTCTCTTTAAAATACATCGTTATAGAATTTATTGATAATTCTTTTATAGTTTTTTCTTCTTCTGATAACAACCTATTAAAGATATATAATACATTAGTTATGCAATATAATATACCTTCTGTCCAAAAAGATATTAAAAATTTTGTTGCCAACTTGAATTATTCAACAATATCACAGCAACCCATTAATGAGCCTACAGAATATTCGCCTTCATATTCTGATAAAACAGACTGCTCTTCATCAATATCAAATAATTTGGATGCACCGCAAACAAAAGATGCTCACATAGTTTTCCCAGATTGGTATATATCAATCTGCTTTGGAAAATCCTCTTCGGAAAATTACATGAAAGCTGTCACTCTTGCCAAGCAGGCTCCGCAATATCATACTCAAACGGATAATGGAATCATTCTTCATCAGGCTATATACTCGAGTGCTCCACAAGAATATCTAGCTTTTATAAGCTTATATGAATTGGTTAGCACATGGAAATCCAGTTTTACTATAATAAATGGGAAAGTCATTGACAGAAAGATAATAGATAAGTTGAATTATTGCTATGGTGATAAATGCCGTAGTGGTGACCCACATTTTTGTTATGGCGCTAGTTATATGACCGAAAATCCTTTTGGTTGTCACAGATTGCAAGTAAGTGCAGCTAATAATCCTTGGTGGTCATTCTACCGAAGAGTAGGAAATAATTATATTTTGAATCAAATGGAACTAAAAAAGAGGATTGACTCATATGCTTCTGTTTATTGTTTATGTCCTTGCTTTAATTATCAGCAAATAATCCAAGCATATAACTCTCTTCCGATAAGATTAACACAATATCAATATAATAGATTGTCTGCTAGTAACTGAGGATTAAGAATGTGATATCCCAGATGCAGAACAGTATAGAGAAAGTTTGAAAATGAGTCAATAGTATATGGAGGTATTAATATGAGTGAAAAAGAATAGATTTTAATGCTTATTGAACAGTTACCCGAAGAAAAATCACCTTATTTGCTTGCTTATCTGCAGGGATTATCGGCAAAAACAGAATAAAAATAAAAGCCCCTGTGCTACCAACACAAGAGCTTTTACCTCGATACTTAATAAGCTGTGCTTATATATAATATCGCCCTAGACAAGCCATATTATATCATTAACAGCACCGCTTTTTCAAGTAGGTGTTATTTTTATACCCATTTTTAGAGTTGCACCGGTGCAATTCGCATATATTTTACAGAAAGGATGGTTAATATGGCTACAGATATTGCAAACATGAAAGTAGCATGTGCTTATATTCGTGTATCTACAGACAAGCAAGAAGAACTCTCTCCTGATGCACAGAAGCGGCTCCTGATAGATTATGCTAAAAAACATAATATGTCTCTTCTTGCTGAAAATATTTATATAGACAATGGTATCTCTGGAAAAAAAGCTGATAAAAGACCTGAATTTATGAAAATGATTAGTCTTGCTAAAAGCAAGGAACACCCTTTTGATATTATTCTTGTGTGGAAATTCAGCAGATTTGCCCGTAATCAGGAAGAATCTATTGTTTATAAGTCATTGTTAAAAAAGAACAATGTAGAGGTCGTAAGTATATCAGAACCACTCATTGACGGTCCTTTCGGAAGCCTCATTGAAAGAATAATTGAATGGATGGACGAATATTATTCTATCCGTCTATCTGGTGAAGTTTTAAGGGGTATGACTGAAAAAGCTCTAAGAGGTGGCTACCAATCCTCTCTTCCTCTTGGTTACAAAATGAATAAGGATACCGGCATACCTTACATATATGAACCTGAAGCTATAATCGTAAGAAAGATATATAAAGAATACGTTGCCGGCCACAGTTATTTAGAGATTGCCAGAGAGCTTAACGCTCTTGGATATAAAACAAAACGAGGTGCAGCCTATGAAGGCAGAACAGTTGAATACATATTGAGCAATCCATTTTATTACGGAGCTGTACGTTGGAACAGACAGAAGCACGATGACCATACTATTAAGGATGTTGGTGACTGGATTATTGTTATGGGTAAACACCCAGCAATCATTGATAAAGAAACATGGGACGAGGTACAGCACCTTATGGCTTTAAGAAGCCGTCCTTATAAAGCAAGAGCAGCTGGACACATGAAGCACTGGCTTGGTGGAATTGTTAAGTGCTCTGACTGTGGTGCTTCACTTATGGCCGGTCTTAATGCTACTCGCTACCAGTGTGGTAATTACAATAAAGGAAAATGTTCACACAGCCATTATATTAAGACTGCTGCCCTTGAAGAAGCTGTATATGAAGCATTTGACCGTGTAATGCAAAATCCAGATGAATTGCACTATGAACTCAAAAAAGCTTCAAATGAAGCCAATACAAACGACAGAGATATGATTCTGAATCAGATTTCTAAGCTTAGTGATAAGGAAGCCCGGATAAAACAGGCTTATAGAGATGGTATAGACACCATAGATGAATATAAAGAGAATAAGCAGATAATTGATAACGAGAGGAAAGCTCTGGAAGCACAGCTTTATTCTCTTAAAACATCTGAAGCTGATTCCTCTGATGAAATGCTTCAGAATATAACATCTGTTCTAGGCATCATCAAGGATACTTCTAAAGATACATTAACCAGGGCTAACGCTATTAGAAGCGTTGTGGATCATTGTGTTTACGATAAGGAAAATGACAAGTTAGAAGTGTATTTCTTTTTACAAAAATAGAAGGGAATAATCCCTTCTATTTTTAATTAATATTATATATTTCCCACAATGTATCTATTAAAAAGCAAAAATTCTTATTCACATTTTTTGCTTGTTCTAATGCTGTTAATTACAGGTATTGCTATTTCCTGCATTACCTGTTTTAGCTCATCTTGTGTAGCTTTTCTCTCCTGTGCTTCAACAAGATTTACTACCCCGTTAGGAACAGTGCAATCATATTCCATCGAATATAAAATAATTGCCTCATAGAATTTAGAGACGTCCACTGTTTCTACTGCAAATTGGATTTTATGTAGCAATGCTACCTCCTTTGCCTGCTCTTCATTAAGCAT